CGAACGCTCTCCGCCTCACGCCAGCGACCAGGCACGAACTAACAAGGATTGGAACGCCTGCGGATTATCCTGAAGACATTCCGATTGCTGGTAATAACGATGATCTTTTTGAAGGGATGGAATGAGTAGCAGTAAAAAAGCAATTCATTTCATTGAGCATTTTTGCAGTCATGCCAAAGGCAAGCTTGCCGGTGAGAAATTCCAATTGGCGCAGTGGCAAAAGGATTTGCTTGTCAAGTTTTACGACACAAAAACATCAGATGATCAAAGGCAGTATCAGCAAGTTTGGCTTGAGCTAGGCAGAAAGAACGGCAAGTCAACGCTGGTGGCAGCTCTTGGACTATTCGCATTATTGGGCGATGGCGGCCAAGCTGAAGTTATTAGCGCAGCGAGTACAAGGCAGCAAGCCAAAATCATATTCGACACCGCAAAATCGATGGTGTTATCTTCGGAAATCCTATCGAGAAGGTGCAAAGTAAAGCAAAACGAGATTGAAGTACCTTCAACGAATTCAATCTACCGAGTTATTTCCGCAGACGCAAAGAGGCAACACGGACTCAATCCAAGCTTTTGCATACTCGATGAAGTTCATTGCCTTGGTAACGATGAGCTTTACACCGCACTCCGCACCGCTGGCGGATCGCGTGAAAACTTTGCCTTCTGGCAGATTACCACCGCAGGAACTCAGGCAAGCTTTGGATACTCTCAACACAGCTACGCAAGAAAAGTTGCAGACGGTTCGATTAAAGATCCTACTTTCCTACCGGTGATTTATGCCGCAGACCAAGGCGCAGATTGGAAAGATCCAGCGCAGTGGCTTAAAGCGAATCCAAATATCGGTATTAGTTTAAATCTAAAGTTTCTTGAAGACTCTTGCAGGGAGGCGCAGACCTCAATTTCAAAGGAAATGGATTTCAAACGCTATCATCTTAATCTTTGGGAAGGCTCTGCGGAACAAAACTGGATTCAAATAGATAGATATTTGAAGGTTGAGAAGATGCCTAAGAAGGAAATGATTGAGAAGTATAAGAATAGGATTTGTCATGGTGGCTTAGACTTAAGTTCAAAGAGAGATTTATCCGCATTTTCTTTATATTTTCCTCCAACATACGGCGAAGATGTAGGCGCTTTCCTTGTCTGGCATTGGTGTCCTAAGTACGCCACCGAATCGCGGCGCGATTCTATTGGCGCTCAAGTCCTGGACGATTGGATTAGAGATGATTTCATCACCGAACACCAAACCGAGTGGATTAATCAAGAGCTAATCGTAAAAGATATTGCAGCACTTGCCGAGGAATTTCAGATTCAATCCATTGGCGTGGATGAATGGAACGCAAGCGAAACACTGCGCAAACTCAAAGACGATCACAATGTTGAGGTTTTAACTTTCCGACAGACGCTAAAAAACTTGAATAATCCGACCAAAGTTTTAGAGGAATGGATTAATTTCCAAAGAGTTATCTTGCCTGATGATCCAGTTTTGCAATGGGAGTTTTCAAACGCTGTTTGTATTTCTGATCGAAATGGAAATATAGCGATATCAAAATCCAGAGAAAAGGATAAAGTAGATGGGGTAATGTCCATGATTATGGCTCTCGGTAGATGGCAAGCCTCCACTGCGACGGAAACAGATTTCTCGTATTTAGAAGACGGAATCACAATCATAGGGGAAAATTATGAATTTTCTTGAGACTGTCCAGAGATGGCTTCGACCGGTTGGCCGTTATAGTTCCACTTTGTTAGTGGACGCGCAAAGCAATTATTCTGGCATTCAGATCACAGAACAGGCCGCGCTTGGATCGTCTGCCGTATGGGCCTGCGTGAATTTGATTTCTCAAACAGTGGCAACACTTCCATTCAATCATTATGTAAAAAGCCTTGATGATGAGCGAACAAAACTTACGAAATCAAAGTTGGCTTATCTTCTTAACTGCGAGCCTTCACCAGACTATTCCGGCTATACCTTCAAAGAAATCATGACAGCTTCAGCGGTGTTGCATGGTAACGCCTACGCTGAAATTTCAAGAGATCCGTATACCGGAGAGCCAAACGGCCTTTGGTTTATTCCGCCGAATAATGTTCAACCCTATTACGACACCACCACCGAAAGCGTTTGGTATGCAATCTATTCCGGTGATTACCGAGGCGGCGTTCCGTACATGGGCATACCTCACAACAATATGCTTCACATCCTTGGGCTTTCTTATGATGGCTTGGCAGGATATTCGCCTTTGTATCTTCAGCGCGAAACGATGGCTTTACACATTGCGAGCCAAAGATATGGAGCAAGCTTCTTTAAAAATGGCGCACGCCCTGCCGGTATAATTAAGTTTCCAAACAAGCTTTCGCCTGAAGCCAAGGACGGATTAAGGCGTTCATGGGATTCATTCCACGCAGGCAGCGGTAATGCAGGGCGTGTAGCAATTTTAGAAGGCGGTTTAGACTTTCAGAAGCTGCAATTAGATCCAGAAGAAGCGCAATTTTTGCAAACGCAACGCTATTCGAGAGAAGAAATTGCTTCTATTTTTCGTGTTCCTGCGTCCATGATTGGCGCAGCTCCGCATTCTGACGCAATTGAGTCCGTAAGCCTTGAATTTTTGCGGTCAATTCAGCCTTGGTTAAGCCGCTGGGAGTCCGAAATCAAGCGCAAATTGATCTATAATTCTGCCGAATATGTCGAAGCGGACACAAAATCAGTGTTACGAACTGACCTTCGGAGCCGTTACGACGCTTACGCGATCGGTAGACAATGGGGTTGGCTATCCGTTGCCGACATCCGCCGCCTAGAAAACATGAATTCCGATGTCGCAGGCATGGATGATTACTTGAAACCGATGAATATGGAACGACTGGACACGGTTGGCGCCGTTATTCCTAAGCTGGTTCCGGCATTGATACCAGGCATTACGCCAGACGCTCCAGGCGCTCCAGCTATTACGCCAGGCGCTCCGGCTTCAACAGCTCCAGGCGTAGACACTCCGAGCAGCGCACTACCTCCGAATCGATCCGATAACAAAATCTTAGAGCGAGTGTTAATACTCAAGGTGGCGCAACTTCGTGCCATTGAGGCCACCGCATTGAAACGAATCTCTAAAGACAAGTTATTTGTTTCGAAGCTGGACGAACTCACCGAACAAACAAAGAAACGGCACTATATGGCATTTGATGAAATCCTCGACGCTTTTGAAATCAAGGGCAAAGAAAAGATTGCGGAGTTCATCGCAAACACCGCAGCGACTAACTTAAAAGAAAAGTTCCTCGATGTCGCAGGCAATACCAATTTTGCTGGCCTGCCTGCCGCAGTTGAATCTGCCTTGCCAAGCTATCTTAATTCAAACTTACTTCCATCATTCACCACCACGGAGCAATAATCATGGAACGCCGAAACGCTGTTGAATACCGAGCCGAGAACGAAGGAAACACACTGGTAGGCTACGCTGCGGTCTTCACCGACTCCAGCGGAAAGCCTTCACTAAGCGAAAATCTCGGAGGATTCCGAGAACTCGTTTCTCCTACCGCTTTTGATAAACGCTCTGGCAAAGTCCTGGCGTTTTATAATCACGACTCGAGCCAGGTATTAGGCAAGGAAGGGACAAATCTTGAATTGTCCGTTGATTCCAGAGGCTTAAAATTCTCCTTGGTGTTACCAGATACCACCACCGGCAGAGATGTTAAAGAGTTAATTCGCGCTGGAATTCTTTCCGGTGTTTCGTTTGGCTTCACCGTTGATAAGGATTCTTGGCAGATGGTTGGCGATGAAAAGATTCGTACTTTGGAAAAAGTTACGCTCTATGAAATCTCACCAACTGCTAACCCTGCCTATCCAGATACCTCGGTTGCTTTAAGGAATTTGGCCGAGTGCGAACGCTCTGAAGCACGAAGAAAACAAGCGATAGCAAAAATAAAATTAATGAAATGGAAATTTTAGTTGACTAATTTAAGATATTGCTAGTACACTAATATTAATTAGATCACACGCTTTTGCGTGAACAGCTTTGGAAATGTTGCCGAAGCTGTTCACGCATTTTTTTTGGAGTTTTTGAAAATGAAACAGTCTAAAGTTGAAGAACGAGCCGCAGCAATCGCCGCCGCCGAAGCCTTGACCACCGCAAACCGCGATTGGACACCAGACGAGCAAGCGCAATTCGATGCGTTGGCTGGCAAAGTCCAAGAGCTTGAAGCTGCAATGGCTCAAGATGCAACAAATGACCAGGCAGCCGAAGCGCAAACCGCAGCTAGAAGCTTGGTAAATGCGTGGAAGGTTTCGAAGCCAGAGCCAAAGATTTCAAGATCAAAGGTTTATGCCAGTGCGCCGAATTATGTTCGCGATCTGGACGATAAGAGCGACCGCAGAAACAGAAGCCTT